GTGCATGGAAACCGATGAACCACGCAATGAATCAACCGGGGAGGTCGGCGCGGTTTCCATGTCTAGGAGTGATCCACTTAATCGGAACGTTGCTGACAGACAAGATACGTTGGCGGTGATTTAGAAATCTTTCTGGGTCACCGCCTTCTTTTACGTTCGAATCCACGCACCTTGCATAGTCTAACTTCTTATTGACACTTGCATCAAAAGCTACGAGTCTTATTTCTGTTGTGTCAAACTTCTGTGCTAGCTTAATTGCACAGACAACTGTCAACGACATTGAGTGTGCTCCACCTAACTCAGCCGGATTATAGATAATCTTTCGTGGGAATAATGAATAATGTTTCGCGGCTTGTACTGAGACTAGAAGTGTACCATATTGTGGTAAGCACCTATTCCTAAGTGTCTCATCTTGTTGCATGACATATAGTGGATTTTGTAAATCAAGTGATTCAATCTTGTGGATTGATTCATTGATACAGATTATGGGCGCATGAGGATCTGTAAAAATTCTATGTGTAACATTATCAAGACTCGGCCCTTTTCCAATAATATAACAACTTGTATGCCTGAATATTGGTTCAATAGTCTCTAGTGGAAGATTTGTGTCAGTCTGTGGGAACCACCGCTGTTCACCTTTAACTCTGATGAAATGTTCATCAAGAAATTTCATAGCATCATGATTACGTCTTACTAAAGTAAATGAACCATCCGAGTGAAAACGAAGTCTTTGATTTTCTATGATAGTCGGAACATTTTCTTTAGATCCAACCTTCCTTTTGAAACGTCTGCTGGCTTGTTGATGCTCAATAACCGGATCGCCCGAATCTTTCATAATATCAAAGATTTGTGTATATTGTGGTGGTGAGACTTCCACTCTCAGATTCTTGTCCTCTTTGATTGCTTGATCAAGAGTAACTTGATCCCACGAACCTGGATGCTTTGTTTGGATATGAAGCCACCTGTGAACCAGTCTATGGACTCGCTCATTATTTCTGAGGAAAATGGTTCCTGACAACAATTCTTTTCCTCTAAGATAATGAACAGAAACATCGACAAAAGAGTCTAGTGAGTCATAAAAACTTGGATACTGATAAATAACAGCATCAGCATCGATATACAGTAAATCCTGGTTCGGGAACCGATTTAACATATCAAGGATGAACTCTGGCTTGATTGCAATATTCGCTAACCAATGACCCCGACTCTCATAACCATGAACATAATAATTTAATCCTAGCCTATCAATCGAAGCAACAAGATTCTGTATCTCCTGTTCGTAAGGAGTATTCTTAGTATAGTAAGCAACGATAATCATTGTTCACTCCACTGTTTGGCATATCTTTGAATCACACGTCGTTTACAAGACATCAAATGTTCTTGGTGCGTGATTTGTTGTTGTGTATCATGCATCCGATAATAATACAAACACTCTTGAATGTGTCCCCATTTAACACCAGCAAGTACAGAACGCATATTCCAATCTCGATCTTCACTTACTATTAACTCCTCATCAAAGAGACCAACTTTTGCAAAAACAGTTTTGCTTGTTAAGATAGATGCACAAACAGGGCCACCTTCTTTGGAATCCACCATATAATGTTCTGCCACTAACTTACGCCCTCGAACAGCTTTCATTGACTGAGGTGTTACCATGAACATGTCTGTTGATACAATCATGTTTTCTTCTATAACAGCCATTTGTTTCTCAATCTTTGTTGGATGATACCAATCATCAGCATCCAGCCTTGCAATGTATTCTCCTTCAGCCTTACTCAGTGCAATGTTTAAGGCTGCTGGGCATCCTCTGTGGTTAGTTGTATATAGCTTGATTCGGGCATCATCATACATCAACTCTTTGACGAGTTCTGCTGATCCATCATTACTTCCATCATCAACACAAACAATTTCAATGTTTTTATATGTTTGTCTTAGACAACTAAGAAGTGCTCTGGTTAGAAAACGTTTCGCGTCGTAGATAGGCATTAGAATGCTTACTAATGGCTTGTTTGTGATTTCTTTGTTGCTCATGATTCATCCTTAGAGTTATTTGTTTTTCGTGTCTCCGATAATAGTAATAAACGTCAGGAATAAATCCCCAATTAACACCAGCAATACACGCTCGCATATTCCATTCACCATCAGAAGCTGCAAGTAATGAGACATCGAAACCACCAACTAAATCATAAACACGTTTCCAAGCGACTATCGTTGCGTTTACAGGGCCATCATTAACACTACCGCGCATATATGTGTGTTCTTTCATGTGAGTATTTGGGCAAACTCTTCTGGTCTTATCATCATAGACCCACTCCATTCGACATGTAACTAAATCTTTCTGTGGATTAGACTGTAAATATGTGACACAATCTAAGAGTCTTGATGGATGATCCCAATCATCAGCGTCTAGTCTAGCAATAATTTGACCACATGACATATCCAAACAAGTGTTTCTTGCCGTTGGACAGCCCAAATGTGGTATTTGTCTTAACCTAATACGATAATCTTTATCAGCATATTGTTTGGCAATATTGTAAGTGTTATCCTTGGAACCATCATCAACAATACACAATTCCCAATTCGTATGTAATTGAGCTTGAACACTTTTAATTGCATCTGCAATATAAGTAGACGCATTATATGCTGGCATCATTATACTAACTAAAGGAATTGTTCGGTGTTCAAAAATAGCTGTTACTTGCTCCTTGATTAGTGTTTCTTTAATCTGATTACTAATCTTAGTATATCCATCAGAATTGGTTCCCTCTCCACGAATCTCTTTGACAGATTCAGCATATCCTGTTCTTTTATCAATAGCATCAAATCCTACGAAGTGAATAATCTCAGCACCAAGAGTCTTAAGTACTTGTATTGCGACAACTGCTGTTGAAAAGAGATTTTTGGCATGTATGCCTTTACGCCAAACGAACACGTTGTCTATTTTGATATGACTGTGCTCATGTTTACGCAGTAGCGTGATGGAAGGATCAAGAGACAGTTCATATTTGTGTAAAACCTCATAGTCTATAGCTATGGCATATTTACATTGTTTAATCAGGAAAGCTGTTTCGTTGATACAAACAATCGGGCCTGTGGCTTTACTCCAGTCATAATAATCTAAACTCGGGCCTTTACCAACCAACCAAACTTCTTTAGGGAGTGATATGTTTTCCCGCATCTTGACATTCCTTACAATCTCCTAAAGTTACGATAGTCCTATTTAACAGACAATTACGAATAGATTTGTTGCCCCCACAACAATTACGAACAATAACTTTAACATCAAGATGTTTACACTCTTCAAGGATAGGTTCAAAGATGCTTGGATTTAATTTGGATCTTTTATATCCTTCAGGCGGGGTTGCTGATTTGGGGTTCGAGATAACAACAATAGTTCCATTTGGATTGTTTCTTGTTCTCATACTGTCTCTCCATAAAGAATTAAGATAGTTATGGTCGACATCGGTCAGCTCGATCACCACCGACGTATCATCATTGATAGCCATCTCCCGGTAGCGTTCTAACATTTCCGGCTGGTTAAGCCGTTCAGCGCGGGCTTTGACTGCTGATATTTTGACGGTTTTCATGTAGCCTCCGTGACGACAATATTTGTAATGCTAACTCTGTAGGGTGCGGGACTCGGTAGTGCGCATCCGTTAATACTTGTGTCTGTATAATTCCCTACAGGAGTATTTCCTGTCGTTTTCGCAGTGGTGAGGTCGACTATATACCATACCATGCCGACGCTGAACAAAATTGTCCATTTGCAGTTAATTGTGTCCAGACCCAGCTGAAATGTGACGTTATATGTGTGTAAGTCACATACACATAATGACACAGGGTCCTCTCCCGGAGGAGGAACCCACCTGCATGTCGCCTCAGCGGCCTCCACCGTCTGATTTACTGATGTACTGCACTGTCCGTTACAGAATGTGGCTGGCATATATTCGTCGCAATCACCATCTATAAATTCCTCTATTTCAATATCAAAGCTGACGTTATATTCATCCAGCAACCCGCCACATTCCTCAACAACCCCGTTATAAAGATTGGCCCAGCTTTCACCTTCATCATCACCGCATGGGCAGGAGCATGGGGCTGACTGACAAGCAACCCCACATTTGAGGACACCATCAATACAACACCAATCTTGACATTCTAAAATAACTGTAGCCATTATGTTGGATCTTCTGTTAGGATTTGGAAATCATGGACAATTCCACGAATCAGTTTGAATGACTTCCATTTATAGGTAATAACTACATTTCCGTCCGAATCACATTCAATCAAGTCAACATAACGAATAGCATTAGCTCCAGTGTAATCCTCTACGTAGTCATCATTGTCAACGACTAAGAAGGTCTCAGTGTGGACAACATCCCCACCATAGGACACTGTGATCTTGACATTATCATCACCTGACCCTCCATCAATATACCAATAGCCTTCATAGTCACCATCACCATCAAATGTGATTGTTGCTATTTCTGAATCATCATCATAATCATACAATTTATCATTTTGATCTGAGCTTGCTAACGACACTGTAGCTGTTTGATTTGCGGGGCCTGTTACTTTGATTCCGAAATTACCTGTTGTACCTCTGACAACTTGTGTGTCTGAGTCAGGTGCAGTGACAATTTCAAGTACGCTAGTCGTACCATCAATATAAAATACAGGAGACTCACCATCTTGTATTTCATATTTTTTCTCTTCATCAACCAATGATACTTGAATCACTCCTTTAGCAGACGTTGTTCCGTTGGATATAGACACATAGCCTTGCCAATGACCGTCTCGAATACGTATGACATTTGTGTCTATGATGTCATCATCATCTGTGCTGTTTAATGTGACATCAGCATCAACGGATACGCCGAATCTTCTGTCTCGATTATTATACACATACACATCCACAAGAAAATTTGTTTCTCTTGTTACATTTTCTCTATCCAATATTACAACAAAATAAAGACCTTGTTCTTTTGTTCTTTGTGTTATTATATTATCATGACTCTCACAATCAATTACATAATCTGTTTCAATTAGACCTGCAGCTGGGCTTATTGGTGGACCGTTATAGTCATCTATAAGATGGTTTGGATCACCTGCCCAATAACCAACATCCTCACAAGGTTCTTGTGTGCTATCGTTATCACCGTCTTTAGATGCTATTTCAAGGAGTAATTCAACAGAACTATTTGCAGTATTATGTGTAGCTGTTTGTATAAAGCTCCTAAGTATATTATTACTGATTATTGGTGTATTTAATGTAACACAATCCAAAGTTTCCAGGTCTAAGACACTTAATGGTGATGTCTGTCTAAGTGTTCTCCATACGTTTGAGTAACGATAACCCCAAAACGTAGCACTTAATTCTACAAGCTCTTGGCTGTTATAGATAAAGAAATCAAACTCTTTCCTTATAGACCCATACATAGCTTCATTATTTTGATAATGGTATTCTCGATTTGTGAAGCCCGCCCTACCAGTATAATCCTTGCTCCAAATAGCCACGAACCTTGTAACAAGCTCACTGTAACTAGAGAAACCATAGATAAGACTTTCTCTCATTATGGAATCATTATCAGCTGTCATTTCACTCGTAGGTGTTTCCGATAGGTATCTGATAAAGACAACGCCAGATCTAATAATCAAGGCACATCGAGCTTGCCATGCTATATTTTTACACAACTCTAGCACATTACCAACATCAAACAGGCAGAAATTTGATGGCATATCTGTGAGTTTGAGTGCCACAGACTCAAAACTAGCTGTATCAACCTCAAGTGCTGTATATGTTTCAATTAACCACTTGATTGCATTTGCTGTATTATTTGTTAATGTAGATGTAAATGATACAAAAATCTGTGAACCATCCCATTTTTCACAGTCTTTCTCTTCTAATGGTTCCACAATCTCAATGGCTGTTGTTTCATATCCGTTAATTGTTTTAGAGAGATGTTTAGTATAGTAAGATGAAGGGATAGGTTCCAGTGATTTAACTGTTTTAATGTCCTCTGTGGCAGTTGTCGTGTGTTTAATAAATCCTATTAGTGTACCTTGATTGTCTCTAATTAAGGCTGGAAATCTGGTTCGTGTGATTTTCTTCTGTCGATAGTCTTCAGCCTCCACTTCTCTATATGCACAGACTTCGTGAATCTGAGTTGCAGGAAACTGATTACAAACATAAATATCTGTATCACCAGACCTATATCTTACTATTGATCCTATTGGTAACTGCCAAGAGTCGGGTGTGACAACCGATGATGGATAATTTGTCCCTATAATTTTTTCAAACCCAGGATAATCATATGCCTCTGTACCTGGTATTTCAAAAGAAACATTCCACGCCGTTCGTGGCCATTTTGCCACCTCACTAATTGTATCTCCCGCATCTAAAAATACTTCTGTTGTGGAATTGGTCGGTGTCCAGGATTTTAGAAACGTACATTTTTGACCTTCTTGTTTAACACAATAATTAACCATGTTGCCGTAGGTGGCGTGATTTACGTGGCAAAAGAAACCTTGTATTGAGTCCGTTCCTGTTATCCAACATTCAGATGCATCAGTAAAATCACTATTTTCTCTTGTGTCCACAGCTATATTTGTGAATGCAGGAACGTTCTTTTGGCTAATAATAAATGTTCTTGTGCCTTCTGTAATTGAACCAGAAAATCTTAATCCATTGATTAAGACTATGATACTTTCATCACGTGGAAATTCATAATTATCATCAATGATAAAAGATGAAGATTCATTTGTTAAAGTTGTTAAAAGTCTTCCATATTCAAAACTCTGAACAGGAATTGCAGGAACCTTTATGACCGTTCCGAATGCTAGAGGCCAGGCTTGACCTGCATCTTCAGCGTTACCCTCATAGCTATCTCCCGCTGGAATATATCCATATTCACGCTCCTCGACTCTTGATTCGATGGATAGTGATAGATGTCTTTCATGTTCTAACCATGTTGCATCACCAACTAGCTTACCTTTCATAAGTGTGATAACGTTACTATCGGCAAGACCATCATAATGTTGATAAACAGTGCATTCAGTCCCAATAACACTTTCTATATTAAGCAATTCTTTTAGGGAGCCATCGGCATCTGATAAAAGAATCGAGATTGTACTTATATCATTAGGTTGTGATATTGTCAATTCTTGTTGAAATGATCCTGTTGTAATCAGTAGTGGCTTACAAACATTTCCATTAAATGTATATACCTGGTCACAATAATATTCATCACCAGAAGCCCATTCTATCTTGATGATGTTAAATGGCTTGCTACCATATTGTGTCTGTATTTCTGTTAAAGCGTTGCCCGTAATACCTTTAGTCATCTTTAGTTCCTTCTAGCTCAAGGACAAAACCGTTTTGATTATCTCTAACAACAGTTTGTTGGGTTGGCCCAGATACAATCTTCATTGACCAATTTTCATTATTATAATCAGTATACTTGATTATGTTACCACCGGCTGTATTGATGAAAGCAATCAGATTAGTGATTTGTATATCAGTCAACAAGACAAACTGTAAAACGTGTCTATGATTTTGTGCAGGTTTGATGTAAGTATATGCCTTACCTGAAATCATTGTATGTAAGACTAGACCTGTTTCAATAGACTCCCCGTTACCCAATTCGGGATTCGGGAGTTGTAGTGTGTCTGTCGGTGTGTCGTGTGGATAAGATAATGTAATCATGATACTGCCTCTCGAAACTGAAGTGTAACATCATAATTGGCATCATCATGATTTGTTATCAGTTCATTCGGATTGCTGATAAGAAAACCATTTCTTGTTGTGCCAAGATGATCTTCCCATGTGAGAAGTAGACCTGCCTTACTGAGAATGAATGTTCGAAGATCATCAACTGTCTCCTTCTTAACTTCAATGAACTTGTATAAATATATTTTGAGTTCCTTACGATTAGAAACTCTTACAATATTTATATAGTTGCTTGAAGATCGATGTACTATTTGTCCTTTGTCTCTAGTGACAGTATCATTGAAACTAGGACTTCGTAATTGAATACTCGTTGAACCTTCAGTTATTGTAAACATTATATCCTAACCCTTCCACGACGTATTTCGTTTCGTAGTTCTCTACCAATATTCACAGCATCAACTTTCGAGCTACCAGAACTGTGGACACTGATATTGAAATCACCGTTTAGATTGGTTACTTGTCCTCCATGAGCCATTGGTTGAGGTGAATTCATTCTGATTAATTGGCTATAGAATCTTTCAGTTGACCGCTGATTCATTACAAACTCACCGGGGCTCAACATTGCAGGTATAGTATCTGATCCTTTGGTTGCAAACCCACCACCAGCGAAGTATTGAAATCCACCAAATTTATTGTTAGTAGCTTGGCTTTGAGGATTTGAATAATCATTTGTTTTCTTGTTTTCTTCTTTCAACGTCTCAATCTGTTTGTTCATCGATTTCATAGTTTCAATAAGATCATAATATGTTGCTAAAAACTCTTGATTTTGATCAGTAAATTTCTCATTCAGTGATTTTTGGGTTGTTATTCTAAAATTATATTCTGTTTCAATATATTTGATCATTTGTCTTTGTTTACTGATGGCGTCGGACAAAATGATTAAATCACCTTTGTTCAAATCTTCAACAAATCGACGACTGAAATGTTTAGCATCTTCCAATGCTCTCTGTTCATTACGTTCTAGAACACCACCACTCTCATCCTGTCTTTTTATAGCCTCGTCAATACCAGTCTCTCTGTCATTGATAGCATTTAAGATTCTTGCATATTTATCCAGTTGATAAACATCCGTATCACCAGTAAGTTCAGATCGAATATTTCTAAAAGTCTCTAATAGTGAAAACATTTCTTCAGCAACACCAAGATTCTGGGCTCTGTCTGCTGGTATTTGTTCAAGAGACATTATACTTTGTGTCAAAGCTCGGATATAAACATCCTCATATTTCTGTAGGTCTTTTGTGTTTTCCTCCAGTAAATTACGCAAAGTTTCAGCATCTTTAATCGCTTGTTTTTTACTAGCTTCTACGATCTTGGAGGCTTCGTCTAATTTATATGTTTCTTCTTTAGCAACCATAGCTTTCTTCAAATCTGCGATTTGTGAATCATATTCTTTGACATCTGCCAAACTACCAAGAAGTTCAGTCTCATATTTCTTCAGCTTCTCAAGTCGATTGACTTGCTTTGAAAACTCGCGAACTGCTTCTTTAGGATCAGTCAAAGCTACAGTATCTTCATAACTAAACTCTAAAACATCTTCTAAATATTTCTCCCATGTTTTCTTTTGCTTGGTAAGTGTAAACTCTTGTTCTTTAGCTTGCTTCAGTTGCTCTGCTTGCTCTTTCCGAATTTGTTCAAGGAGTTTTACACGAGTCTGATAATACTTGTTTATAGTTTCCTCAATCTCAACCCGTTCTAGATTGAAGACATCTGTATCTTTAATACTATCACGAATGTCATTCCACTCTTTATGGAAGTCTAGTGTTGCATCGTTTATTTGATGCTGAATCTCACGTAATTCAACCGCATTCTTGATTGGGTCTCTATGGAGTTGTGACTCCTTCAGCTTTAATACTGAGATTTCGTCATTGTAATCTGCTCTTGCTTTTCTCAGTTCGCGGAATAATTTTGCTCGTTTTTTAGCATTAGTTTCATTCTGTGTCTCAAGCTGTGCTTCAAGATTTATTTGTTTAATCAACAGTTGACGATATTCCTCATCAAAAATCTTGAATGCATCATAGTCACCTTCTTTAGCAACTATTGCAGATTTCTTTTGCAACATGGTTAATCTTTCAATAACCATGTCAATTTGTTCTCTTATCTCAGCTTCATTGAACTGGAGTCCAAATATGTCTTTCTGTGCTGAGAACTCTGAGTCTTTTATTTCTTTCCTTATGTCCTCAATATTAGACTTGATTTCTTGTATCCGTTTGGTGGTATCTTTAATTTGTTCTTCAAAAAGCTCAATGCTTGCTTTCTGAGAATCTTTCATTGCATCTACACTGGCTTCATAAGCCTCAGCATTCGCAAACAAGGCAGTGTTTACAGCACCAATATGTTTTGCTGTTGCTTGTATTGTTTCAGCACCGAGGTCTGCTATCCCTCTAGTTATATTATTTGTGATGTTTACAAATAGTGCGTTCCAGCTGTCTAATAATTTTGCATTTTGTGCTACCAACTGACTACTGGTATATTGAGCATCTACAGCTGCAATCTTAAATCTGTTGATATGATCCATCAATTCAGAAAAAGCCACGCCCGCTGTTGCAAGTGTTAAGAATAGTGGGTTAGTTGCAGCAACCTTCAGTAAGTAAGCTCCTAAAACTGATAATGCTGGAACTAGAAGCTGTGTAATAGCTTTTGCCGTACTTCTGATTACTGTATCAGCACCATCAAATGTATCAAAGAATATTACAATTTTGTTTAAGAAGTCTGTGCCAATGTCAACTTTGAAATAGTTCTTAACTTTGTTAAGCTCAATTTCAAACTTCTTTCCAACGTTGGACATAACTAAGTCAACGGCTTTTTCATAGTCCAGCAACGGATCTTTTAAGGCTTCTTCATTTTTCTTATAGATTTCAAATCCTTCACCTGAAAAAGCTAAGGTACCAGTCAAACCACGGAGTCGATTAACAAGTTTTGCAATCTCCGTTGTTTGGCCTTTAGTCCTTTCTTGTAATTCTTTAAGGAATCCACCAAGACCATATACTTGAATCGCGGCTTCCCCTGATGAAACACCTAACTCGGAAAAGAATTTCTTCATCTCACCAGTTGGCTTGATAAGTTTCAAAAGGATTCCGCGAATCTGTGTGGCAGCTTCATTATACTTGATACCTTGTATAGTAAGTGTTGCAATAGCTGCATTGAGTTCATACATCTCAATATTAAGTTTGTTTGCAATAACTGAAATACGACCGTAGCTTTGTGCCATTTCATTAGCACGAACTCGACCAAGTTCAATAGTCTTGAAGAAGGTAGCGGCAGTTATTTCAGCTTCATAAGCTGATTTCTCAAAAGAGTTCAAAGCTGCTGTAAGAAGATTAACTGCATCATCAGTCGTTGAAACAGTTGCGACTGCAAATTTATTAGCTGAGGAAAGAAAGGTAAGAGCCTCTGAACCTTTGGCAATCTGATTAGATATTGCTTGGTATGTTGCTTCAGCCTGTTGAGCAATATCAAGCCCCCAAACATCTGATATTTGACGCAACCCACCTAACCACTCATCTGTGCTTAACTGTTGCTTCTGTGAAATGGTCTGTATTTCAGAGATAGCTTTTTGAATTGCTACTGCTTGTCTTACACCCTCTGACATACCACGAACCAGGGCACTTACAGCTTGATGTGCTAACTGGACAGCTACAAGATGGACGATATTTTCCCACGATAGTCTTAGATGTGCAATCTGCTTGCGATGGGCCTCAGTGGCTCTTGAGGCTCTACTGATACTCCTATCATACTTATTACCAAGATCAAGAGACTTGCCCCAACCTGTATTATATTGATTCTGCAGTCTGAGGATGTTAAACATCTGCTTTTGGATGTTTCTCATCTGTGGATCACTGATCGCAGTTACATCACCGATTCGAACTTTTTCCCATAATGCTCGAACCTTTGCAGAGGATACTTGATGCTGTTTCACATATGACTTTAAGCTACCAACTGCATCTTTGAGATTAAACAATCCCTGTAAGTTAAGCTGTTTTGGATCTGTTTTTGATTGGATGGACTTGCCAATATATGCCGCGGCCTTTCTTGCATCCGCGACAGCCCTTGCTTTCGCTTCATTTAATTTTTGTTCTTCAATCAGAGCTTTTCTTGTTGCCTTAGCAGCTTCCTTCATTGCCGCTGTTTCACGCGTAAGAGTTGTGGCTCTTCTAGTCTCTGTATTTATACTTTTGCCTTTGGCATCATATAATTGTATTGTTGATCTTGTTGAATTTTCAGTTTCAAGACGAACTTCTGCGAGTACATTTTTGACAGCCTTGCCAACCTGAAGATATTTAGTAACCGCGTTTACATGCTTGACAGTTTCGCCAGTCATATTCTCCCATTCCTTCGCAATGCGTTGTGCTTCGCGAACGAAATCCTGGCCTTCCATCTGATAGCTTATTTGTTCTTCTGGCATGTTACTTTCCTCGTTTGAAACCGTCAGCTAATAGCGGTAAGTATTTGGGATCGCGTTTATTGGATTCAATAAAATCAATAAAGGCTCGTTCACCAATAGGTAAACTGTTCCATGCTTTTGTTTGGAATCCATTTTCATGTAATACATACTGATAAATAACAATCTGAAAAGCAAACAAGAATCTCATATCGGAAACTGTGCCATATTTGATAGTATATGCCTCTTGTCCAAGAGTCATACCTAGAGACTTTGTTTTCTTCGTTTTTGGATGATAACCACCAGCTGCATCAGTATATCCTTTTCTAGGATTACCAATCCCTGTCAAAGAAGCCTCTACAACTTGTCCAAGTTGAACACGTCGGGCTAATGGAATAAGTGATGCTTTAGACATACCACTATCAATTTGTATTACATCTGCATCAATGATTGCTGTAATAAATGCCTGTATTGAGTCTTTCCAAAAACGTGATAATTTGCGTTGCGCTGATTCAGTGAACGCCTTCTGACTGAATTTTAAGTTTGTCCTTTTAATTATGATTTTCATTTTGGGTAAGGTGGGGCGGGATATTATCCCGCCCCGTCTCCCTACTGTTGCTTTAACCCTGCTAGCTCACATTCTTCAATCTCGCGTATTTGATTATACGCTATCAAGTCGGCCTGCGCCTCAGCGCTATTATCCTCCCAATCGGCTTTTACTCCGTGGGGTCTGATTCCGAATCTTTCGCAGGCACGCCACTCGGCGTAATACTCAGTTCGGAACTTCGGGATAATTGTTCTTTGAGAACTTCGGCCTGACCAGCTAAAAAACGCTTACGAGCCTCATCAATTTTGCCTTGATTCAATCCACAAGCTGTGAGAACTGCACCAGTGATTTGGTTAATCTCCATAACAGAGAAACTTGCATCTTCCAGTTCCTTGATAAAATTACCATAGGTGTCTGGGTTCAGCATATTCACTGTTTCCCACTCCAAGTTTTCTGTTGCTTGGAGCGATGTAAGCATCATCCAGTGTGTCCTCTTCCTGGCGTAATCCTCAAGTTCTTCTTGGAACTTTTGATCATCGATATCTACTTCTTGAGCACCACCTGGTTTCAGCAAGGTTGGAGGTTTTGGTCTTGGGCACAGCTCTTCAAACTCATCATAATTCAAAACGCAAGCACATTTGAACACACAATCGCCCTCCGGCCGTGGGATTACCACGACTTCGGGTTGTCTCTCGGATATTTTCTTACCGTTCAATTTCATTTGGTAAGCTCCTAAATAAAGTAGATTGAATCAAGGCTTAACATCAATTATTGTGCGGCACGTGTCGCAGTTGCGGTGGTTGCATTGCAACGTCCGGAACAGGAGATTGTACCTGCACGAAGATCGTGTGACAGATCTTCATAACGGAAATCCGGCAACGTAATTGTTTCAACATCACCAGTTGAACAATCAGGCGTATTCACGACAACGATATCAACTGCGAACGGACGGCACTGATCAGAATCCGAAGACGTCCAATCAGCCGCGCCACCTTGATTCTTGAGAGCATCTTCAACAGTGGGCGTTGCGCCAGTACTGTTGCGTCCACGGACGTATTCCCAAGTCAAATCAAAGCTGACATCCATTGGCTGTTCATCGCCATCACGAACCTCATCCAAGAGGCCACGATTCAACGTGTACTCTCGCTCAACCTTTTCGCTATAGGTCAAGTTTCCTTCACCTATTTTGATTTCGATTGAGTTTTGAGGATCTGAACCATCCTTAATGTACAACACACAATCTTTGAGGTCAATCTGCATAAATGCAGGTACCTCAGCATTTAGAAAATACTTCATCTTTCTCTCCTTGGTTATGAGCTTAACACACAACTAAAACTACCATCAACAGTTGCCTGTCGAAGTGGTATGGTTGGCTCTATTTGTCCAAAGTCTCTGATCTTGATCTCACCTACTGGTCGTAGACAGGCAAGATAACTATCATCATCTTCGGCGTTCAAGCCATATTTGTTCACAGTTATAGCAGTGAAGCCTTCTGCTATTTTACCTGTGAGAACATTTATAGTATAAACATTAGTTGTAACAGGTATTTGTATAAGAACATTAACTCGAATATCAACCTTAAAATCACTGTGGCTTATTTGTGTAAAAACTGGGCCGTCAACTCTAACTTCAAACGTCTTATCGTTTTCATTGACAGAATCTTTTCCGTCAAGTTGATACTTAAAATCAGATTCTTCCAATAAAGAAAGATGTTTATGTATTGATGCTATAATCCATTTTGTCCAGCTATCATTCATATTACACCTTCCGCTTTCGTGACTGTTTTAACCTCTAGGAGAACAGTCCTATTATCGTCTGTGTCAACTTTGTCAGATATTTTGAACGTATCTGCTTCTGTTATTACAAAAGTATTATCTTTATCGATGGTGAAATCACCAAGTTGCGCTTTTCTGATAATAATAATCTGTGATTCAATATCAAGCAGACCACCGTGTTTGAACTGAGACGTAATCATTTTATAGAAAGCTGCCTTACGTGTGTTTACTGGAAGCACAACTGCACGTGTTATTTCCTTGGTCTCAGTTTCTCGTGTTTGTTCACCTGTTTCAACATCAAATGAACTCGACGTAATCTTCTTTAGTGAAATAGAAACCCCATACTGCCTTTCCAGAGCATATGCATTAAGAGTTATATATGATAGGCTATTCTTGCGTGTTATCGTCATTTTGCAGACCATCCTCTTCTAAAACTTCCATATCTTTAGTAAGGCAGGGGCGACGACGAAGTGCGTGTATAAGTGCTCTTGTAGTTCTTGTTGATTGAGCAAGAGCCTTTGTTGATTTTTCAACCAAGTCTTGTAAAATAGTTTTCTCATACACTTCAAGATTTTCCAATCTTTTTGCCAAACTTCCTTTCAGTTTGACATCCTCTTTATAGTTCAAATAGTCTCGAAAAATCAAATAAGCAATTAAGCCTGCTGCAAGTCCATATCTTTTAATGATTTCAAGAAGAGGCTCCATGATTATTCCTTTCTGTAATTAAGGTCGGTGGCTCCGAAGAGCCACCGACACGATTTGCCTTAACCCAACAGAACAGCACCCAAGGACGAGTTCAGAACCGCGACACCACAGAGCATGTCAACAGTGACCAAGTGGCCCTGTTTGACACCATCATAGGTGATTGTTACGCGGATTGAAAGATCATCCTCGTTTGCAACCGCCGAATTTGCAAGATTCGACTGCGGTTTCGGCAAGGGACGAGAAACAAGAGCCAACGCATCCCGATGGAAGGCAAAGCTGTAGTTACCAGCCGGCCCAACACCAATCACATCGTTGTTGGATGCCGCAGTATCCAGCGGACGATCCAAGAGCAAGGATGTGGTGGTCGGAGTCTTGAGTGCGCCGTACACATCCGCCGAAGAGGTTGCGCCGTGCGTGATCATCTGTCCGACCTGTGGAGCAACTGAGAAGCCATCAATGGCCAGCTCTTTAACATAACCGGATGCATATCCATCCGAGTAGTTGATTGCCCCAGGCGTGTAGACCCGAACAACAGCATCGTTGGCAACAGCCGCATCAAGACCAGGCGAAACAGTCAACTGCGTGGGCGTTGCCCCACCAACTGTTCCAGTGATAAGCTGCGGATAACCATCAATGGTACACCAGCTTCCAGCGGCAATTGCGGCACTGAATCCATCCACGGTAATCGTGGTTGCACCAGCTGCATGGCCACCGGAGTTATTCACTGCACCAACAACGGTCGTGGAACCACTGGTTCCAGTCCGAAGGATCGTGCGGTTGTTTTTGCTTTTGATGTGGTTGAATCCGAGGATTGTACCAATCTCAGCATTCCTCAACGCCTGACCACCATCACCACGTTTGTCAGCGTGGCGGAAATCCTCAATGCTACCAAGCATGTTGGCCGCCATCTGAGAACTGTGAATGATGGTACGATCATCGGGAATCAGCAAACCATCCATCGTGCTTCCAAGCTGAAGAATCGTCGCCGCTGTCGGCGTCGTGTCAAGCTGACCTTCACGATTGGACAGGAAACGATAACGCTGTGCCAACAGGATTTCATCCATGCCTTGGGCGATGGAACGAACTGCCGGAACAAGATGACGATTAACCAGATTCGCCATCGTGGTGGCTTCTTCACCATCACGAATGCGGAACGAGTTGTAAAGGTACTGATTCAGTACCACCGGCACGGAATCTTCACCGATGTCGTCAACGGTAACATCATCATTGACACCTTTACGACGCATGGTATGTTTCTGCGGACGACTTGCGTTCACAGTCTTACCAACGAAGCCAGGCTCTTCATCGAAATCACGATACACACGATTGGGCATCACGATCTCTTCATTCAACACCATCAGGGCTTCTTGTGCCCAAACTTCTGCTTCCAGTGCTGCAACATCATTATCAAACGTAGCAGCTTCAACATTCAGAAAATACTGTTTCATCTTTCTCTCCTTATGCAAGTTTCAGTTTTCCTTCACGACGTAACTTGCGGTATTTGGCTGGATTTTCTTTGGCCAACTTAGCCATGTCAACATCCTCACCACCACCGCCACCTTTATCCTGTCCGAACCCAGGACGACCATCCACGACAAACAGATTGGCAAAATCATCCATTTCTTTCATCCTTTTAATGGCTTCAATAGGAGTCAAGTCAAGGACAACGTCTTTGCCTTCTTCGTTCTTGTCATGGAACTTGATTCTTGGTTCAAGTTCACCAGTGGGTTCGCCATCAACCAACACCTCAGAGAGCTGAGTCTGTGGGCGCAATATTGACAGAATCTGATTTGCACGATATGCACCAGCTTCTGTCGCCGCGCTCCGAATTGCTTGCGCAATACTGGATTCTGTGTATCGAGTCTTCCATGTGTCTCGATCTTCAGTCAATCCTTTAATCTGATTTTCGTAATCATCACGAAGCTTCTTGGCACTTTTCTTGGCCAACTGTTCCGTGGTGAGTGTTTGATCTTTCAACTGTTCAATACGAGCTTCCAACTCTGCGCGTTCTTCCGCAGACAACTTTGTCTTGCTTTTGAAAGCCTCAAGCTCTTTCACAAGGGCTTGATTCTGTTCTTGGAACTTGCGCTTTTCCTTGGCCATCATATCATTCACCTGTTTCTGGGTGAATGTGGTATCTCCTCCACCAGTATCTCCACCAGCATCGCCACCGGCATCTCCACCAGTGTTATCACCTGTGTCACCACCGGCATCTCCACCAGTGTCACCACCAGCATCATCAAACGAGGGCATCTCAAAGTTCCAATACAAGTCATACTTCTTCATTTCTATCTCCTTAACTGACCCTATGTATGTTTATGGAGCCTGTCTCACGCAGGTATGGTTTGAGATATCTCCAAGCAGTCGGGCTTGGGACTCCTGCAATAAGATGTTCAGGCGCAAATGTACGGTCATAGGTGGTCTGTACATCTGCATGTTTATGCATCTTAACAGATAAATTTTGAAACTCTAATTCTGGATCAACACCATCAAGTAACGTTAGAGCAATTTCAGCACAAGCATATTGAATGTCAGTTGGAACGGTTGTGTCAGTATTTCTTGGGAACTGACGTTCTTGATCTTCATCATACTTATCATCAAGAAAATTTAGTCGATCTATGATTCGCGTCGCCATCTTCAACGCTTTTGTTTTATCATCTGTTTCAGCATTGTCCCACGGTGACGTATATAATCTTTCACCAAAATAAATGTCAGCATCTTCTATTGTGATGTATGCATCCATTATGCGTCTCCACGAGTCTTCGTTTTCGTGTCATCTGATTCAAGTTTTGATTGTGAAATCTTCTTCTCACCCTTAGCAGACGCTGATGGATCAACATCTAAGTCACCAACACCACGAGCGCCATCTGATTGTGATTCCTTGATCCGTGCAAGTCTACGAGCATGTTCTTCTTCAGCCTTGGTGTGTTCATCCTTTGGCATGGACATGAGTCTACAACCTGTCTCAGCAGTGATTAAGCCTTCTTCATGTAACTCAATGATTGTTTCTGGGTCAATCATAAGTTGTTCTGCAGATTGGATTTCATTAATCATTACATCAATCTTTTCAGAACTACTACCACCACTCCGAAGAAGTCTAACAATCTCAATCATTGTTTCACGTTGAAATTCTTTTGATGGTATTTTACTTACAAACTCAAGTTGATCTTTAGCTTCTTGAATCCGTTCATTCATACCTTTAATACTGTATTTCTGTGGATAGACAATGAGAACATCATCACGATAATCCTCATAGCTTGCCCAAAACTCAGCAATGCGTCTTTCACCATACTCAAGTTCCATTCCAATATAAGAAAGACCAGCCTCCAAGCTCTTTTCATCAAAGGCTTTAGCCTCAGCAGACTGGCGCCGTGGTTCGAGATCTGTAATACTGAGATTTACCAGTTGTCGAATCTCTTGCTTCAACTGATCCTGCTTCTTCATACTTGCTTCAAGAGGCCCTGTTGGTGGCGCTATAAAATCTGGTCTATCTGTTCCTGTTGGATACCGTCTACCCTTAATTGCTCCTAATTCAAGTTTTGGATCTTTAGCTTTTTGTGCTTCATCACTTTCACCACCGTGTCCAGAACCTCTTGATTCAGCAAGTCTTTGTTGAGCAAACTCCGATGCTGGATTATATTGCTCCGTGTATAAAGGGAATAGAGATTTCTGTGCGATTGTTATATCAGATGATCCTAAATTGAGCAGGGCGATTTGATGATCTGCTACATCTGTCAAGAGACTGTGTGACAGTTCAAGAATGACCAACGGGATTTCTGGTATATTAGATGTTACCTTCCTTCCACTAACTTCATTGCCTTCAGAGTCAAATACACGCATTGTTACGCCTGAATCATCTAAAGTAAAAAGTCGATAAATTTCTTGGCTTTCTTCTGTCAAACCATAATCATCATCATAAACGTCCTCAGATGTTCTAAGTAAAACTGAAACCAAGACGCCATCAACATATCGCCAGTTGATAATATCCTCAGCCCTATAAATATAAATATATGGACGAATTGAGTTTGCTTCTCCAAGTGTGGGTTTTTCAAGCCATGTATTTTTGTCAACAAAGATACCAACCTTACCAATAGGTAAGAGTTCGGGAAGAACTTCACGACCCATGAAACCAGTCATATTATTTCCGGTTCTATCTACACCACCAAATTTTCCAGCAATAGCTTCCGTATATGAACGAGGCCCGCCACGACGAACAACATCTACAAGACGCTGGAAAATAGAGTTCTTGATATCAATAATCGCAGCTTTCGCGTGTGCAGGTGCATATGCTTTTTCTTTTCGTAACGTGAAATCATTCGCGTTTTCACTTGTGGAGTACTTGCTCAAATACTCATCAATGAAACTTCTACCACCTTCAAAAACAAGACGATATTTCTTCCATTGTTCGATCTTAGCATCGTGGCTAGGATGTGTTAATGTTATGATGTTAGCCATGTTCAAACCTCATTGATGGTGTGTACACCTGCTTGTGCCATTAAAAGTGTATAAGCAATTTCTGCATATGTTCTCGCGTGAGCAAAATGGTCGGGGTTTTCGCGAGAATCATACTTACCAACTGAGTTACCATCTGAATCCAATCTGTAGACCCTAACAGGTGTCTTAACGTGTCCCTTATATTCTTCTGAAAGATCATATGGCAGTCTTATTCTTGTCTTATGGAATCGCTGTAGTGCAACGTCCATCCAAGATGTTCTATCTACTGTAACCATACCTATTTCGTCACCTTTGTCAATAATCAATTTGCCTGATACACTATTACCATAGTGGCAACGGCGAGCCATTCCACAAAATCGTTCACAAAATGATTTTGACATCCGCTCTTCTGGTTGTGCGTCAATGACAACATAGTTGACACCATACTTTGCAACCAAAACATCTAGTTCATGGAAATCATCAACAGTGGTTTCAAGTCTAACAACTGGTACAGCATTGTCATTTGGATCAATGCTTGTGTTATTTGGTTCTGAATACCACTCGTCAATTTCTACATGTAATTTGGTTCCAACATCAACACCCATTGTTATTGGGTTTGGGCTTGTCAGCTCTTCAACGGACTTATGATTCCCTATACATTGTTCGATGTGTGAATCCGTCAATAAGATACTTGAAACAATGTGCGGGAGCCCAAGTTTTGAGTTATATAGTTCTTGTTCATATGCAGGATTCTTTTCGGCCCTCAAAACAAATGTCGCAATTTCGTATGGCTTAGTGGTTGGTGAATATAGTTGATTAATGTAAAATCCGCGAGCCATCATGTTAGAGTTTGTGGGAACCCACACACCATCTTTTAGATAATATTCTTTTTGATCGTGTGGTAAAATTCCTTTGCATTGTGGCCTTGGACAAACGATGTATGAATCCATGATTGCACGATCATCTGGGTCGTCAGCTGTTATGACTAAGCAGTCTGGATATGTTAATTCAATCTGATGTCCACAGTGTATGCATTTGAAATAAAAATGGTCTTGAGTTGATTTCTTAAAAAATTTATTGATTCCCTTATCAGGAAGTGATGGTGTTGACAATAGATAAAATGATTTTTCAAGCTGTCCTGCTGTACGTTCAAGAGCAAGGACAACATTGTCTTGCACCATTTCTTCAACTTCATCAAAAACAATATGGCTGACAGGTAATGATTTCAAGCCGCGTCGTGAGCGACTGCCACGAATAAATAGATTAGCATTTCCTGCTCGTTTGTGTTTGATGTTCTTAACATCAGAAAACATGTTATTCAGATGTGGGCTTAGTTCAAGAGCAGGATCAAAACGTGATGCTGAGAAGTCAGCCGCATCCGGTGTCGCCGCTGGCAAAACATACAAACAGGATTGTCCATGCATGTCTAGTGCATAAAAGACTCTGTTTAATCCGACCTCTGTGAAAGCCATCTGTGCAGCCTTCTGACCAACAGTCATTTCTTCTTCACAGTCCATCATTCCGTTTGTCCACGGATGATGTTTATCAGACCACAAGCCAGGAAAAGGAGCACCCATGACACGATACTGTTTAGCCCAACGACTACAGCATGTCACAGACTTCCGTTTCAAACCGGAAGCTATACGCTCTTTTAACATTGTTTTAAGGTTTGAGGTACTCATATCAATTTAATGAACTCTTGACGTTCCCATATAGTATTGTTGATTGCAAGCCAAGCAGGGGTGACCGTTGTCACATAATGTTTGCGCAATTCAATTAACAGATTTGTGATTTGCGATGGGTCTTCGTTGTAATAGAACTCTTCAATATTTTCACGAAAACGAACAAACCAAGATCCACTGCAAACATCACGATGTTTTTCTTCAAATATCTCAGCCGCTTTTTTATGACCTAACCATTTACGCAACCATTTAGCAGCTTTTTGCCAATTCATAACAAGTTCTTTTCTTGGATACTGGATTCTTGCATCAGACAATTCCGTCATATCTGTTGCTGTATCTCGTCTAACTGTTTGCGGGGCGTTTGGAATACATATCAATAAATGGCTCCCTCTCAACGCAATCAGATTCCTGCGTCTTGATTCGGGTTGAGTCATTTCACCGATCTCGTCAGTGTTTATAATCGAGCTAACGTGTACGAAATTGGCAAGTTTCCACGCTTGTTTAAGTGTAATAGGGCCTCCGCGTTCTGGATGTTTTTCATCATTTATCCAGTCTCTTATTTGTCCAACTTGCCCCACTCTAATTGGAATGGATTTCACACCAAACTCACCAAGATGAATTACAGCAGATCCTAGATACTCTGGATTCTGTTGTATCATCCCTGAAAATCTCGCGACAGACAAGACTTGTGGTTCAGGTAGGTTCCAATTATTTTGTGCAAGTGTTTGAAAGCTCACGGTCGTGTACTCCGTTTAACTGCTTCACCGACTGCTTGACCAATGCCTTCTGGGTCGACCACAGTTGGAATAACTTTGTTTTGATAGATGATAACGATGGAACTTTCAGCAGGAACATAAACACAACCATTAAGAAAATAAACAACAATAACGAGTAAAATAGGTATAAGAATCTCAGCAACCCATTGATTCTTGCATCTTTGAGGTAATTCATGCATCATATTTTCATCCTTTCATGATCATATGTTCCAACTTCACGACGTTTTTGATACATTTCTTTCATCTTATGTGATGTTCCACGTCCCCACCAATTTTGTCCATTAGTTCCGAGATGTAATAATCTAATGTCTAATCTAATTCGTTCATGTCTTGGCCAGAGAGACTGAAAATCAGAGTCGAAACCACCAGCGTGTTTCCACTCTGTAAACATTGGATTAGGTCGTTTTGGTATTCTCTGACCTTGCAAATGAAATATCCAAAAATAGCCAGGAAATTCTTTTTCATTAAGCCTTTCACCTTTCTCCCAACGATGAGCACCATATAGCATATTCTTATCAAGTCTTGGGAGTTGATTTTTCCAATCCATAGGAGGCAATATGTCAGAATCAAATATGCAGATAAAATCATCTTCACCTCGAACAGTTTCGATAGCTTGATTCATTGCTCCCGCTTTATTGAAACTTGCACCATTTTCATAAAATCTATCTGTGCTAAATGTGCTTACGTTGCCAAATTTTTGAGCAACTTGAACTGTTTGCCAGTCTTGTAAATCAGTGATGACGATTATTTCCGACAATGATCCAGACCAAACTTCAAGAGTCTGTGATAGATAATCTGAATAATTGACACAAACTGTCAAGCCAATCATCTGTCACCTCGTTGCTCACTTGTGTTTTTTGGCTTGTTGAAAGATTCCTTAGCCAACTCAAAATCTCCTTCAGCATCAATCCAGTCCCAAAAATCTTTTAATTGATGCTGGATTTTCTCTATCATCAATAGTTTCTTTTGTGATTCTGGTATCTGTTGAAATACTATTGAACAAGTATGTAGTAGGCACCGCGTTGTGATTCTAGCTGCCTCATCAAGATTAGTTGGCTTAAGTGTATTATAGAACACCCACCAGTCACGTAGCCATCTTCCTTTATCTAAAACTCTTATTGAAGCAGTTACTTTTTCTGGATTCCTAGTAAGCCAAACGAATTTAGCATCAAGATACTTGCTCATCAATTCTGGTATAATGACTCTGAATTGTGGATTAACCTCAATATGATTATCTGGATATTCCAAATCATAATTTATAGATTCATGAGCACATGTATAGTTAGTCATGTATTTACAAGATTCTGCAAATGAAACAGAACCGCATCTTCCTGAACCAAAAACAAATACTCTCATTGCTTGTGCCTCAATCCTTGATAATCTGTAGCTTCATCAATAGTTGAATCCAACGATGTGTGTACAACTCTCTTTTGTCTACGATTACCAACCATCTGATATGATCTACTTATATCATCAACAAACTCAACATCATTATGTCCCTTCATTTTGAGAGGAACACCACAATTATGACAAAAGCATAATTGATCTTGAAAATCGATAACAGGATGTTTCCACCAAGTTGGAGTAAATGGCATCCCGTATTGTGTTTCTTCTGTCATACCAGCAAAGGCCGCACCAACTTCACATAGATAACAGAACAGTTCACCATCGTGTTCTGTGACAGCAGGACTCCAGCGTTGATTCACATCACAATTTGCGATAAGATCATATCGTTGAGATTCTTCGATACCAAAATCTATAGGTGATACAAGCACAGGTGCATGATGGCTTGGTGTCGTTCCCCAAATCGGGGTCGCTGGATCAATGTGTTCCGCCATCTCCATTTGTGCCTCTTTATTGGTATGTACATTGAGATTCATATATCCATATGTATCTACGATGATCTTGCCATAACCTCTAAAATTATTTGTCCAAAGACCGCGTCGCTTTTTGTCTGGAATCCTTTCTTTCATGTATGCTGTGATTTCTTTGAACTGTGGGTGGATACACGGATTGCCACCAAAGATACCAATGACTCCTGGATAATCGATTAGAGAGTCAATGGCTCGTTTTACATTATCAAGTTTCATACAGAAACGATTACGTTGGTGGCAAATAAGTTGTGTGCAATTTGAGCATTGTCCAATGTCACAATGGTTTGTGATGATGATCTGAATTACACCATAGCAACCGTCCCCACGCTTTTGGCCTGGGTATTTCATTTTTCTCATGCATTCTATCTTATTCATTGTATCTGAACCACATATGATTGTTGCCTGCCACGAGTTAACATCCTAACTTGATTATGTTTATCCCTAACAGGAAGACTGTTTAACTGTTTTGTTATGTATATACCAGTTGTTGCAATTAAAATTTCATCTTCCACAACAAAACACTCAACGCCTTCCTTATATAATTGTTTACTAAATAAAATACGTTCTTTTGTTTGATTAGCAGTGACTTCAGATTTGTGATTATAGTGATAGAGAATCTTGTTAATATGGTACTCGGTCAAAATGATTCCAGAATCGATTAATGGTTTGTACCATAGCTGATCATCGCCATACCCTAGATTCTCATCCCAAGCTACCTTCGTTGCTATCTCTTTACGCCACGCACATAAATGATTTGCTTTCATTAAGACGATATCACCAACTGTTTGTTGATCTTGATATCTAACCCCAAAGGCTTGTCTGTGGAAAGATTTTCCATTTGTGTTTTGTTCAAGCTCAAAGGTCACAACGTCGAGACCTAAAGCACATGCTTTTCTTAAGTCATAAACAAAGTCACTTGATACTGAATCATCATCATCAACGAAACAAATATATGTTCCTTTTGCTCGTGCTGTTAATAGGTTTCTTTTAGTTCCGCTTGTCTTTTCACCAAAATCGGCTTCTGTCAGAACTTCAACATCATTGAAACGAGTTGCCTGTTTCTTGAGACAGGCAACTGTTTCTTGTGAACGTTGCTTTAATACTGGTATGAGGATTGAAAGTATCATATTACCACACAATCGCCTGTAGGACACCAAGTGTTACAGCATTCCAGACCTGCTCGTTGAGCTGCCCCTTCTTGTTTCGGGTCGCCTGTACATGGCCAAAGACCTCAGCAGCAATAGCTTTGATCATGTCACCGTCAAGTTGGATTGCCATTCCGGTCTGTGAAAACTCCCATGTGATTGTAAACGCCGGATCAACTTGCAGGAAGCCAAGAGCTTTACCTAGTTCTTCCTGTGTCTCTTTACTGGTACTGATCGGGATATCATTCCACACGGTTCCGGCCAGTTCTTCAGCTTCACGGGCAGTTTCAAGTTCATTCAGTTTTTGCCATCTATCGTCGTCAGTCGCCGGATCATCGGGCATCCTCGCTGTTCCCTGCTGAACAGGGCCGGAATCCGTCATAAGGACGGTCGTCTCTGTATGATCTACTGCATCCGCAGGCGGCGTGTAGGGCGTGACCGGCACGATCTCATGCCGCGCCAGCCCGTTTGCATCCGGTCGCTGGAACTTGCGTCCACAGTGCGGGCATGTTTGTCTGTACCAGCCCACGAGGGTTTTGCAGTGCTCGTCGGAGATGGTGTCTCCCTGTGAGTAGGGTGTCGTGTATGCATATTTCTGTGTCATGATTGTCTCCTATGCGTTGGATTTTATCCAATCGACCATGGTCGCCAGTTGATCGGCGGTCAGTGCATTGTCATAAATAAGCACATGATTGCAGCTGCCTGTGCAGTTGGCGTTTGGGTAGTACCCGATGTTTAAATTGTCTGACGGGTTGTACGGTGTTTTGCTCACCGAACATGTGCGTTGACCGATTAGTGTTGTATCTTTATACATGCGTTGATTGTTTGAGCCACCGCCCCCGTCAAATACTCCTGTGTACACTGTGTTTGCTGAATTGGTGGGATATGCAAATAGGTTATTTGCAAAGCCAATTCGCCAGTCCATTCTGTTATCCATCAAAAGCAACGCCGTTTGATCGGCGTGATTACGCCCCCCCTGGCTTAGACTGGGCAGAAGTATGCCATCTATTGTTTGTACATATATCATTACAGTTAATTGCGCCTTATTATCGAGCAGGGGCGCATGTGTACTATGTCTCCCGTCGCCGGGAAGCTGGAGTGCAAC